GCTAATAGAGCTGAAAAACAAGGCTCGGCGGAAGGGTTGGCTAAAGTGGCTGCGCAAGGGCGAAGGGGAAGAGGCGGACGAGCGCGCACTGCTGAACGGCTGCTGGTTCGTGCCACAGCGCGGCCAGCACGTGATCGAGTGGGCCTCGAAGTACGCGGTCTTGACCGAGGGCGCGTGGCGTGGCAAGCCGTTCGAACTGCTGGACTGGCAGGTCGATTTTCTTATGCGGTTGTTTGGTTGGGTGCGCTATTCGTCGGAATGGGAGCGGATCGTCCGGCGGTTTCGCTGGGCCTACCTCGAGGTGCCGAAGAAGAACGGCAAGTCGCCCCTGATGGCGCTGGTCGGCGCCTATCTTCTGTTCGGCGATGGCAACCAGTCGACGAAGAACTTCAGCGTTGCAACGTCGAAGAAACAGGCAAAGATTGTGCACTCCCACGCGGTGGGCATGTGCCAAGTCAGCCCGGAGCTGGCGGCGGTCAGCAAGGTCCGGACCGAGGACGGCTTCAAGGCGATCGACTACCCGGCGACGGGTTCCGTGTGGTCGATCGCCGCGGCCGACGCGGCGACGGCGGACGGCGTCAACGGCAACTGCTTGGCCGACGAGCTCCACAGGTGGACGGACTGGGAGTTTTGGAACACGCTCCGGTGGATGCTGGCGGCGCTGCCCGAGGGGCTCTTCTTCGCCATCACCACGGCCGGCAGCGACATGGGGTCGATCTGTCGGACCCAGCACGACAAGACGCGGGCGATCAACGAGGGGCGGCAGCACGACGAGCAGTTCCTCGGCCGGATTTACGCCGCGGACAAGGACGACGATCCGCACGACGAGAAGACTTGGCTAAAGGCGAATCCGAGTCTCGGCAAAACCCGCAAGGCGATTCTGAAGCTGTCGGACTACCGGGCCGACTACAAAGCCGCCCTGCAGGACCCTACGCAGTGGCCGGACTTCTTGCGGTTGCGGTTGGGAATCTGGAAGACGGCCGAGGACGCCTGGATCACAGATCTTGGCGGAATCCACCGCTGGGACGCCGGAGCGCCAGCGCGGAAGAAGGCCGGGCGAAAACGGATCGATTGCTTCGAGGCGTTCGACCCCAAGAAGCTGCACGGCAAGCTGTGCTACATGGCCCTGGACGGCGCCACGCATCACGACACAACGTCGGCGGTCTTTGCCTTCCCGGACGAGGACGTCGACGAGCTGGTCCGGCTGCTGCCGTTCTATTGGCTGCCGGAGGCCGAGGCGCTGAAGCTGGGCAACAAGGTGCCTTACCGGTATTGGTCCGAGCAAGGCCTGATCACGTTGACGCCGGGCGACGCGTGCGACTACGACCAGGTGCTGAAGGATCTAATCGAGCTGTTCAAGCTGTTCGACGTGCAGCGGTTCTATTTCGATCCGTTATTCCAGGCCGAGTACTTGACGCAGCGACTGACCGACGCCACTGGCGTCGATCGCTTCGAGTTCCCTCAGAAGATCATGCACTTCTCGCCGCCAATGAAGGCACTAGGCCGGCTGATCGCGCTAAGGAAAGTACGCCACAACGGCCACCCAATCCTGACTTGGCAGCTGGGCCACACGAAGGCGTACACGGATGCTAACGGCAATATCCGGCCGGTACGCCAGAAACGGGGCGACCATCGGACGATAGACGGCACCGTCGCCTCGATCATGGCTATCCGTGACGCGGTGACCGACGAAGACGGGCCCTCCTATTACGACGACGACGAGCACGACGTGGAGACCTTTTGATGTTGAGAACGATAGCGAACTGGGTGGGCAACGTCCTTTTCCGCAACCGCGTGCTAACGCTAAACGATCGCACCGGCTGGGACGAGCTCGGTCTGACGCACACCTCCGACGCGGGCGAATCGGTCACGATGGAGAAAGCGCTCGGGTACGGGCCGGTCAACCAGGCAGTTCGCATGATCAGCGGCGACGTCTCGAAGTTGCCGCTGAACGTGTACAAGCGAATCGATGACCAGGATCGGAAGATCGCCCGGACCCATCCGGCGCAAAGGCTGATCAAGAAGTTCGGGCGGGCGAATCTACAGCTACCCTCGCTGAAGCTGTGGCGGCGTCTGACGTTCTCCGCGTTGCTGTTCGAAAACGGCTGGGTGTGGATCCAGCGGAACGAATTCGGCGTGCCGCTGGCACTGTACAACCTGCTGCCGGACCGGACCCAGCTCGTCGAAGCCAAGAACGGCGATCTGCTCGTCGAGAGTGAAGTCGACGGCAAGAAATGGTATGCGGACTATGACGACGTGATCCACCTCGAGGGGATCCGCGAAGGGCACGGCGCCGGGTACGAGCTGGTCAAAACGGCTCGGCACGACTTCGGGCTGGCGTTGGCGGCTCGCAAGTTCGCCTCCAAGTTCTTCGCCAAAGGCGGGCACTTCGGCGGCGTGCTGCAGGTGCCACCCGGTGCCACGGACAAGGCACGCCGCAAAGTCGAGAAGGGCCTCGACAGACGGATGGGCACCGATAACGCCTTTACTTCGTTGGTGCTACGCGACGGCTTCAAGTGGTTTAATACGACCGTCGAGCCCGAAAAGGCGACGGTGACCCAGTTCGACGAGCAGTCGACGCGGCACGTGGCCCACTACTTCAATATGCCGCCCTCAAAGCTGGGCGTTAAGGAATCGGTCAGCTACAACTCGCGAGAAGCGGACAACCAGGATTATTTCGACACATGCCTGTCGTATTGGCTGGTGGGGATCCTTTCCGAGCTGAATCTGAAGCTGTTGACCGAGCGTCAACAAGCGGCCGATTCTCACTTTGTCGACTACCTGGTCAACGCCCTGATGTGGGCCGACGCCACGAGCCGCTGGGAAATCTACGACAAGGGGATCCGCAGCGAGATCCTGTCGCCCGACGAGTGCCGCAAGTTCGAAAACCTGAACAAGCGACCGGACGGCAAGGGCGGCGAGTACGGCAACCCGAACGTCAAAGCCGGGGGCGGGGACGACAAGAACGACGGCGGCGAAGGGGACGAAACCGACGACGAAGAAGACCAGGACCGAGCGGCGATTGACGCCCAGCAGCACGCGGCGACGATCGAGGCGCTTCGATCCCTTATCGCCGACGCCGTGACACGTATGGTCACCCGCTTAGCGATCCACGCGCAGAAAGCGGCAAAAAGGGACGAAGTCCGCGACTTCTGCTACAACATCGAGGCCCAACACGGCGAGAAGTGCCAGCAGATCTGGGAGCCGGTCCGGGCCGTGTGCGAGGCGTCCGGGCTGGGATCTGGCCACGAACTGGTCGGGCAAGTGGTGCAGCACTTCCGGACCTGGTTTCGAGAGGCCGAACTGAGCGGCTATGACCTAGCCGCCTGGTGCGACCGGTACCGGGCCGAACAGCCCGCGACTTTTGCCGAACGTTTCCTGGGAAGCACAACCGATAACTCCAATGAGGATGACCACTGATGACCGCCGAAAGACGCTCTTTGTTTACTGAACGCTGCCAGCCGCGGATCGAGACACGCGACGACGACAAACCGCCGAAGATCGAAGGCTACGGCGCCGTGTATTACGATCCGAACGATCCGGGGACCGAGTACCAGTTGTGGCGGGACACGTTCGAACGGATCCAGCAGGGGGCGTTCGATCGAGCGATCAGCGAGGACGACGTCCGGTCGCTGTTCAATCACGATGCGAATATCGTCCTCGGCCGCAATCGATCCGACCCGGCGACGTTGACGCTGCGGTCCGACAAGGTGGGGCTTTACTACTCGGTCACGCCGCCGGATACGCAGCTGGCCCGCGACCAGGTCGTCACCCCGATCCGTCGCGGCGACGTGTCCGGATCCAGTTTCATGTTTGTTCCGAAGCGTGTCGTTTGGATCGAAGAGGAACGCGACGATCGGGAAATCGAGATCCGGCAGATCGAAGAGGTCGAGTTATGGGAAGTGGGGCCGGTGGTCTTTCCGGCCTTTGATTCCACGACGACGGGCGTACGCATCGCCGGCAAGGATCTGGCGGAGATCCGGGCCGAGCACGAACGATGGAAGCGGTCGGGGCTGGACGGGGAAGAGTTCGCGGCCTCCGAATCCGAGGCCGTCCGCGTGGCCGCCCGGCTGGCCGAGGTGCGATCGAGGCAGCTTCGAGTGTAGCAACGGCCCTCGGCCAGCCGATCAAATACGACTGAAGACCCGTCGCCGCCCTCCCACATCTGAAAAAGCGCGCGCTCGCCTCTCTTGGATCCACAATCGACGGCTAGACCTTGCGCCGGCTCTCTGACCTCTGACGCCAGAGCCTGGGACTGATGGGCGTCCATACGCCGATCCTGCAGCCGGCCCGCAGAAACGACGAAACCTCCGAACCTGACTCTCTGCAAGCTCTGATCGGCGTCCATACGGCGACTCCTTGCGGCTGTGAAGGTCCACCAATTCACTGCCAGCGGGCGGTCGCCGTGTCTTTTCGGCCCCTTCCCCGCGGCGAACGAGGGGAATCCATGCCACGCATCAAGATCACGATTAACGGCGAAGAACGCACCGTCTCCCTGAAGGAAGCCCGCGAGCTGCTGGGAGAATTGAACGACGAGATCCAGGATCTGGGCGCCCAGTTCAACGAGCGGAAACAGAAACGCGACGCCGGCGACGAGTCGGTCGAGCTGTGGCCCGACGACAGCCGCGATCGCTGGGACCAGGTCAACCAGGACTTCGACGCCCTGCGAGCGGCGATCGCCGAAGAGGAACGCAACGCAGGCGTTTCCGAACGACTGAGCCAGCTCCGCAACCTGACCAATCCACCCACCCGCAACGCTCCGCCAAACCGAGTGCAAACGAGCACGCGCGAGATCGACGTCCCGGCCACGGCCCGCGCCTTTGCCGGCACCCTTCGCGGGTTCCGCGGCGACCACGCCGAACGCGACGCGTACGCGTCCGGCCAGTGGGTCTTGGGCGCGCTGTTCCATCGCCAAGAGTCCCGCCAGTGGTGCGAGGATCATGGCATCGAGACCCGCGCCATGAGCGGCAACGTGAACACGGCTGGCGGGTACCTGATCCCGCCCGAATTCTCGAACACCATCATCCGCCTGGTGGAAGAGTACGGCATCGCGCTGGCCGAGTGCCAGATCGTGCCCATGAGCGGCGACAGCTTCAGCATGCCGCGACGTACTGGCGGCGTCACCCTGTACGCGGTCAACGAAAATGACGAGGTCACGGCCTCGGATGCCAGCTGGGACGCCATCGAGCTAAACGCCCGCAAGTGGGCGGCGCTGGTCAAGTACTCCAGCGAGCTATCGGACGACGCGGTCATCTCGATCGCCGACTT